GAAATTTCGGCTCACTCAAAGACCTACTCGACTTTTTGAAGCAATGTGAGCTTGAGTTGGAAGAGCTGGATGCCTTGCTACACGGGCGTTCGCGTCGATACGTTGAACACCAATACTATCAGAACCCCACAAACATTCGTTATTTCTAAGAGGTGTGAGCGATGATAGTTGATTTAGTAGGTAAGAAATTTGGTCGTCTCACGGTTATTCGTAAGGTCGGTAAGACTAATGGCAGAAAAGTTCAGTGGGAATGTGTGTGTGAGTGCGGAGAAACGAAGGTCGTAACCACAGATAAGTTGAATAGCGGTCACACACAGTCGTGCGGTTGCCTACGCCATGAAGCCATAACGAAGCATGGTATGTGGAAAGATAGGTTGTACACGATTTGGCTAGATATGAAAGGCAGATGCGGTCATCACAGATGTTACAAAACTATTTCTGTATGCAGTGAGTGGAGTAGGTCGTTTGAAGCATTTAGGGATTGGTCGCTAACTAATGGTTATTCAGATAGCCTTTCCATAGACCGTATCAATAGTGAAGACGGGTATTGCCCGGAGAATTGTCGATGGGTTGATTGGAAAGTACAGTCTCGGAATAAGAGAACTGCACTGCGTATGCCAGATGGCACTCCCCTTATGGATTACATGGACTCCGTAGGATTACGAACGCATGATGATAATGGTCATCACTCGAAAGACTACGAGAGACTACGATATAGGTTAAGAAAAGGGAGGGAAATCGTATGATGATACCTTCTATGTATGGTTATGGTATTGTGCAAAACATTGGTTATGGTGCACAGCTAGGCAGTGCCGCAATCGCCGGACTGAACTCCATGTCATCCACGGCGATGGTCGATTTGCTTTCCCGATGGCTTCTTGTGTCTCATTCCAGACAGCTCGCCATAAGCAATCCCGCCGCGTCTGCCGCCATTGACCGATATGTTGGCGGTGTTGTAGGTAGTGGCATTTTGTACTCTACGCCGAAAACAACCGCATTGTTGCCGCCAGAATATTCCTTTTTGATGGATTTGGTTTCGACGCGGTTCTCTATGGCAAGCCGCGAATGCACGCTTGACCGTCAAGGTTTGCTTGACTTCGGTCAAATGCAAACGCTCGCCATTGAAAACATGATGTTATCTGGGGATATTGCGTTTGTTCGTAAACCCGATGAATACTCATGGACTGCAATCGAAAGCGACCGCATCATTAGCCCTTATTACATGTGCGAGAAAACACGTCCCGCAGTCGTGGATGGTATATTCAAGCTCATAAATAAGGAGAACGGCAATAGGATTGTCGATGGCGTAGAGCTTGACAATGACGGTCGTATGGTTGCTTTGTGGATACTGAAAGAAGCCATTGAGCGACCGTGGGCGGCTTGTGCAGACCAAATCGAACGTATCCCTATTGAAGACCCCGATACTGGCTTGCCGTTGTGTCTTTTCGTTTTCATGCCGAAGCGTCCGGCGCAATATCGCGGCGTTCCGTTGCTTTCGCCTGTGATTGAGCAACTGTTTTTGCAGTCTGCTTATATCCAGAGCGAGGGAAATGCCGCCGCATTACAGGCGAGTTTGTATGGCTTCATCACATCACAGAAACCCGTGAATGATGAAACCGCGCCGGAGTTGAAGTCTCGCATGGATGAGTATGTTCCTGTCATTGATGAAGATGATGACGATGAGGACAGCGGCGAGAATGACGGTGACGACGATGAAGACAAACAGACACCGCCATTTCACGTTGCCTATAATGGGCAGGAAGCACGCGAAAACATTTACAATCCGAAAGCGAAACCCGTAACGTCAGGACGTTTCATGCACCTCGCAGACGGTGAGGACATTCGTTTTCTACAATCGACACATCCTAACTCAAATTTCGCAAGCTATATGGAAGCAACGACCGAGCTTATTGCGTCTGCGGTTGGCTTGCCGTCCGAGGTTTTGCGCCTGTCGTTTAATAGCTCATATTCAGCCTCTCGTGCGGCGATCATTCAAGCCGGACAGAAATATGCGCAAGTTCGTACGCACTTCATATCGCGCTTTGTACGCCCTGTTTTCGAGGTGTTTGCGTATGAGACGATTAAGGATGAAGTCGGTACGGACGCCGCTTTGTATATATCAAAAGCGTTAGGAAGCGAGGCTATATGGCGTGCTCCGCGTCTCGCCGCATTAGACCCGAAAGTTGAACTCGAAGCGTACAAACTTGCGATGGAAATGGGATTAGTCGATGCGGACGAGGTTGCGCTTGCCGTTTATGGGCACAGAGCCGCCGGAACGCCACAGCCACAGCCTATGGAGACGGACAATGTCTGATTATACACTACACTTTTTCGATGGCATTGACACAGCGGAGCTTGAGCAATTTGTGCAAGTGGTTGACTCTGCTCAAGCAGGTGATGTCGTTACCATTGAACTATGCAACGGCGGCGGGAGTGTTTTTCATGGTATCGCCATCTGCGACCGAATGGCTTTGGCACAGGTAAACGGCGTCCGGTTCATATCGAACGTCTGGGGTTATGCCGCATCCGCCGCTTGTTTGGTCGCTTTGTCTGCTGATGAAATTCACATGAGCACGAACTCCGCACTCATGTATCACAGTGCGTGGAGTGCTTCGGGGAATGTCGATCAGGGTATAATGATTGCAAACAGGGCACAGCAAACACTGCTTTCTACGCGTATATCAAAGATAAGTGAAAAGGACTTCAAGGGTGACGACCACTGGGTCACTGCACCAGAAGCCCGCGAGTTAGGAATCATCGATAGTATCATTGGCAACTCCACGTCCGATGACGATTCAAGGGACATCCGCGTTGCCGCACAATTCATCTACGGAGGTAGAAAAATGGCTGAAATTCTGAAAGCGGAAGCCGCTCAAGAACTGGAAGAGAAGAAGGACGAGGAGAAAGAAGCGAAAGCCGAATGCTCCGAAGAAGAGAAAGAAGCTCCCAAAGCTGAGGAAGATGGTGACATTGATCTGATGGAAGCTATCGTCCAGAGGCTTGAAGGGATCGAGCAACGCCTGTCAGTTTTGGAGTCTGAGGGCAAGACACAGGAAGACCTTGACCACAAAGAAGAGGACGAAAAAGCGTCTGCTTCGGCACGCCGCAAGGCTTTAATGCAGAAGCTCAATGCAGTTTGCGCCCCGATGCCCAGTGTCGCCGTCAAGCCGGTTGCTGTTGCGGAAACTCCGGAAGAAGAAGCACAGCGGTTCAAGGCAACCTACAAGAATTTCGACTCTCTCATGGCAGAATTCATTAAGCGTAAATAATCATAAGGAGCAAGGATATGAGCAACACGATTGTTATTCAGGATACCATTACTCAGGTCAACACCCTCATTGTCGAAATGCCTTCTGATAAACTTCTTCAGGAACGCTATTTCCCCACTGGCGAAATGGATATTTTCGACAGCAAAAAAGTCATGGTCGATTTCGACAACGGAAATCGGATGGCTGGCGTCTTTTTGAAACGCGGCTATGACGAGCAGGATACAACGACTTTTTTCACGCAGGTTGTTGAACCGCCCCGTATCGGCGTTAGCGATAACATTGATACAATCAATAACGACCGCGATAGGATGATGTTTGAAAAGCTCTGCAAACCACAGGGTGACATCAGACCTACCCGTGCCGATGCTATGAATGGCTTGCTCCGTCTGAAAGCCGTTCGCTGTGCCGACCGCGTTTCTCGTAGCATTGAGTGGCTGTGTGCAAATGCATTCAAAGACAACGGCATTGATCTCGCTTATAACACGGCTCCCCTTGAATCCGAGGAGGTAGTTTGCGAAGTCCATTTCTATGAAGGTGAAACTAATCCTCAGTCAATCCAAGCAGAGCACGCTTGGGGCACAACGGGCGCAACGCCTTACAAAGACGTTTGCAAAGCTCTCAAGGAACTACGGAATCACGGTGGACGTGCAGAAGATCTTTTGCTTTCCGTCGATGCGTGGGATTATCTGCGCGAAGATATGAAAGCACAGGGGCTTTGGGATGCATCGCAGATTCACATGACAATTATCGCCAATGAGAAGGGGCGCGACAGTCTCTTCCCCGAAATCATGGATTATGTCGAAGTCATTGGCGATGCTTTGTTCGACGGTTTCAAGCTCAAAATCATCGTGTACAATGGCGGTTATGAGGACACCCCCCAAAATGGTGGTGCATGGCATTCATATCTCGGTGAAAACTTCGTTTGCGTCTGCGCTCCGAAATGTGGTCGTACCCTTTGCGGTTCGGTCTCCAAAGTCAATCCCAAAGCGATTGTCGATCAGGAAATCGATCCTGTTGCTTGCTTGACAGGCAAGTTCATTGCTACTCGCCGCGTTCAGCTAGACAACAACGCAGGAAATAAGGAGGGCGTGTCCGTCAGGGTTGAAAGCGTCCCGTTGCCGATCCCAGAACGTGTTTGGGGTTGGGCGACCGTTGAGATGCCCGAATAGTTCTACTGTCTATCCGTCCCGCTCCCGTTAGGGAGGTCTGGGGGACAAAGCCGATTATCTAAACAGATAGTCGGCTTTTCTTTTTATATTGGAGGGTGCAGATGCAAAGGCTTACAGATGATTTCATTGCCAGAGACCTAGACTATATCTTCGAGAAATACGCAGACTTCACACGCCCGACTAAAATCAAAGTCGGTTCAGAAGAGTGTGAAGTCTTGGCGAGTCTGCAACTGCAAGAGGCTACGCTGAACGCCGAAAGCTCGCCAGTTAATCCATACCAAGACACTTTGCTTGTAAGATACGCCTCGCTTCCAAAATCGATGTGGAAGAAACTTGTTCGTGATGCGATTATCTACATTGACAACAATCACGAAGGTTATGAGGCGTTTACTATCACGGATACAGGTAAATCTGGTGGGCTTGTATCGGTTACGTTGAAACGCGGCGCAAGTAAAGGCTCCATTGCATCAAATCGACCGATATAAGTGAGGAGGCAGTATGTCACAACAAATTCAACGTGATGTTTTCGGTGTCTCTGACGCCCTTTTCGCATATTTGACGCAGAAATGTGCAGATTGCACGCTTCGTTTCAAGGCTTCGTCATCTCTTGATAAGGATGATTATCAGGAAATCACGCCGCAAGTGTTTCTGTATACTTTCGATGATGACACAACAGAAATACCTTCACCCTGCGTTTTGATTCAGCCAACCTCCATAACTCAACAGTCTATACACTATGTGCTGTATATCTCCGTGGCACATCCGGCAATCCAAGAATGTGAGATTGTCGATGAAGTTCCCGCCGGAAGCCGCCATTATCAGTATCGAGACGGTTCTGAGTTTACGTCAGATGGAGTTCGTAGGGAGCTATATCGCGCTTGTTTGATGCTAGAGAATTTCGTTTTCTTCCAGATGATGCAATGGCGTGGGGATGGGAAGCTAATTCAGAACCTCGTTGCAAATCCGCCTAGTCCCTACATGACGGAATTTCCAGAGTGTAGCGGGACGGTAGAACTTGACTTCACATACGAAACTAGAACCTCAACTTACGCTGGGACGCGTCTGCAAGAGCTTTTGTAGGCAAATATCTAATCAGTCGAATGGTTATTGCAAGGGATCGCATCCCTTGCGTCTCTCTTGCAAGGAGGTTTAATATGGCAACAGCTCCCGAATTGTATGATGTAGCGGCGCAGATAGTCAAAAGCGAAGCACAAGCGGGCGTTTCCAGTGCGACCCGCGTTTACGCTTTTGGTTCATGCCCGATTGGCGATTTGAACACGGTTGTGCCTGTCACGAGTATGTCAGAAGCCGCTGAAAAGTTAGGATGTCGGGCAGGCGATGGTTACTCACTGTCTGAAATGATGGTAGCCGCTTTCCAAGTGGCGGGTCTTGGTCAGGTTCTCTGCATCCCTGTGTCACATGATATGGCGTATAGTGATGCTTGGATTGGCGACCCCGCACTTGAAACGGGCGTTTATGCGTATGAAAAGTGTCTTCGAGAAGACCCCGGAACGGTCAATATCTTGGTAGCTCCGTCAGTCACGGACGGAGCTTTTCTATCGGCTATGCTCGGTTTGTGCAAGTCACAGGACGGCATTAAATCATACATGATTTACGATGTCGCTGGTGATGCAAGTCAGGTAACGGCAGGTGGTTTTGCAAATCCAGACGCAATTTCCGAAGCGAAACAAATCGGTGATGGCTATGCTACGGCTGTTTGGGGTTGCGTCCGTACAAGCGGTGGTTACTCAATCAGCGGAGCGGCTGTCCGTGCATGTATGCAGGCAATCAGCGATAGCGAGCAAGGTGCTCCGTCTCGCGTCGGCGGAAACATTCCTCTCGGTAGTGTTGTTGGCATTGACGGTCGTGGTTTTGGCGTTGCAAAGCGTTATCCGCTTTTCCCGAATCTCGCTGGCTCCGTTGGCGTGGACGGGGATCGGGCAGACCTTTCCGACCTTTTCTCAAATCCGATTATCTCAAGCCATACATACGGATATAATCTCTCGAATTTGCTTCCCATGTTTGCGCCTAATCTTAGCGCCGAACAGTTCCCCGGACACCTTATCATGGCAGACGGTTCTATCCGCCGTTCCGTGTTTGAGATGACGAATGGCACAAATTCATGGTCTTTTGAACCCGTCTCAAATATCGATAATGGCGAGTCCATTCAAGGCATTATCGTCTATGACAAACAGGGCGATGTCCTTGCAAATCCTTTTGGTCTGATGGTTTCCGCAACTTACAACAGCTCTCCGATTGACCTTACGTCAGTTCTCAATGCTGGAACGGTGAATTATGTTGCATCTTGCGGCGGTGTTTACCCCTATCTCACGATTGTTCCGCAGAGCGTTTCTCTTGGCGGTGCAGGGTTTTTGTATGATGCCACAAAGCGTGAGAAGGTTGTTGACCCTGTGAACATTGTCATGGGAGCAGTGGGAAATCAACCTGTCATTGAGGGAAATGTCTGTTTTGCATTGAACGATTCCGATGAAGATATACAGGCGTTTGTCAATGGCAACGGCGATGTAGATGCTTTCACAATGATCGTTCGTAAAGGCGGTTATAGCGACCTCATCACACTGCGTAAATCCGAGGCAAATTCGCTTTCTGCTGACGGTATCTGCTCCGTTCTAAATAAATACGGAACGCATTTCACATGGGGAGACCACACAAGTGCGTTCTTCCATAATAACGTAGCGGATGAGCGTGACCGATTTGAAAATCAGATGCGAATGTTACAATACATTTGCAACTGGTTTATACTAACGTTCGGCGCGGTCATTGATGATGGCATGACGTTACAGCTTAGAAATGACATCATCGGAGCGACACAGGCGAAACTCAATGGGCTGGTTGCCCTCGGTGCACTGATTGGACAGCCTAGATGCACGTTTGAAGCCGCAAGCAATCCAAAAGACGAAATCGCGATGGGACACTTTGTGTTTGACATCCGCGTCACTGGCACAATCCCGACCAAATATCTCAAAGCTAAAGTCCGTTACACGGATGAAGGACTTTCGATTTACTCAATGGAAGCGGCATAAGGAGACTGAATCATGGCATTAAAAGAAATCGACCGGTATTTAACAGTAGCGGGGTGCTCGGTCTATCTCCTCGATGACAAGGGATTGCCCGAATCTTTTCCACTCGGCATTGATTGTGAAGTCACGCTCCCAAGCGTTACACATCCCACGTCTGACGCACAGCTTATGGGTTCTATGAGCGTTCCCAATCAGACTTCGATTGAGGCTCTTGAGTGTACAATCAGCCTGCCCGACAGTGCGGCGGCTAATAAGTGCAGAAAAAAGGGCGTTGTCGGATTTATGATCCGTCATGCAGTGAGCATTTCACAGGCAGAAAGCGGTGAAGTAACGCTCGGTGGCTTTACCGCCACGGTCAAGGGATTGATTAGCGGTAAAGAAGGACTGGCAATCGCTCCCGCAGGTGAGTCAAGCACAAACATCACCATTCAGTGTACATATTATCGCTTTGTCGATGATAGCGACACAGAAGTTATCAACATCGACCGACCGAACGGCATTCTAAACATCATGGGCGAAGACTACCGCAAAGAATTGCGCGACTTGCTCTAAGCCTTCTACACGCTTTTGCACTCTCGGCGTGTAGAGAAAGCCCCCGTGACCAGCATGTTTCGGGGGCTTTTTTGTTCTTATCAAAAGAATTGTGAGCGGGCAAATCACACTAACCGTACTCATGTGATCTCTCCAAAGCCCCCTAGGAAAGACGCCCGCTCGCTTTTTCTTTTTTGTAGAGAGAGTGTGCAAATGGACAAGAAAATTACAATCACATTGGCGGAACCGTTCACATCAATGGCGGGCATTACTTTCAACGAACTCACGGCGGATTTCTCGCTGATAAAAGCGAGAGACATAGCGGCGATTAACCGTCTTGAGAGAAAACTCAAGGGTGGTGATGAGTTCAGTATCGGAAGTGTCACGAAAGCGGCAAGTCCAGAATTTCGAGCGGCGTTCACATGGATTGCTTGTATCAAGGGAACAAAAGGACTAACGCTTGATGATGTCGATAACCTTGCAATGGTCGATTATTTGGAGCTGAGTACAATATCCCTCCCTTTCGTAACAAAGATGAACTCTTCCGAGTCCTAGGCGAGATGTTGCTTGTCTCTCAGTCGTATCACACGGGTCTGGATGTCTTCATGGACATGACGCTTTTTGAGTGGTTCGAGCTGATGCCTGATGCCATCAAATCCGCAGAGGAAACGCGCAAGAGGCTGACCCGCAAATAATATCTAATCCATTGACGAAACTTTTTTGCGGGGTGTGTCATGGCTAATGATCTACGAACACAGTACGAAATCGAGCTTGAGATCACGGGGCGAGACCGTATCAAGTCCGATATAGACAAGATGAACAAGGATTTGCGTGCTTTGTCTGACGCATCCAGAAAGATGGATTTCAGAGACGCGGACAAGTCTGCACAGGCACTCGCAAATCATATTCACGATCTTGCAGAAGGGGAAGGTGACGCAACCGAGCAAATGGAAATGTTTGGGCGCGCCGCAGACAAAGCGTACAAAGACCTCGAAGCGTCTGCGGTGAAGCTCAATCATAGTTTGTCTGAGCAAGGGAAACAGCAACGTGAACGTATCCACGAGCTTGAAGCCGAACGCGCCACGTTAGGACAGACGAAAGAAGAGAAAGCTCGTGCAAAGGAAATAGACCGAGAGCTGAAAGAACTGCGCAAAGACGTTGTGGATGCTTCGGATGATGAGCTGAAAGACATGGTAAAGCTCAACGTCCAAGCTCGCGCAAGACTTAAAATCGCCCAGCAGGAAGCGAAAAACTATAAAAATACCCACAAGGAACAGAAAACCTTATCGAAGCTGATTAAGGAAGACTTGAAGCCGCTCCGCGACAAGCTCAAAGCACAGATGGATTTCATAAAGTCCCTCAAGACTACGGAAGGGCGCTACAATGCAATAAAGAAAGCCGCAAAATCCGCTTACAGCGTGGGGAAATCCGCAATGAAGGGCGCGGGGATGGTTCTTGGCTCTGTTCTGGCTGTGACGGGTGCAACGATTGCGGCGGCACAGGGGCAGGTCACGAAGGAAGAGCAAGCGAGGCGTGTAAAAGCAGGCGATACTTACGGTCAGAAATCCCAACTGATGAAGGACGTTTTCCTTGATGTTGGCGGTTCTGATGAAGAAATCGTGGATGCAATCAATCGCGTGTACAACGTTTTGGGCAAGGATGCATCGCTTGAAGAAATCCGCATGGCGACTGCAATGGAGTTGAAGTATCCCGGACTTTCCAAGATGTTCTTACAACAGAACGTTGGGAAGGTTTCAGCTCGTGATTTCTTGGCGGCGGGCAATCATGCGCGTGCTACACAAGAATACAGCGGCGCAACAAAGGAACAAATGCAAGCCGCGTCCGATTACATCTCAAATTTGCGTCAAAACTCGTTCACAAACGCGGGTGAGATGGAGCTTCGGGATTTATATCTCGCTTTGCAAGGCAGTGGTGGTTTCGATTCGGATGAGGAATTACAACGTGCGTTTAGCAGTTTCGTTCGTGAGCAAAAGAAATCGAATGTTGACGTTTTCGACCTTGCAAAGCAATGGCAACAGCAAGGAAAATGGACGCGAACCGCGTATGGGGCAACCAACAAGACTCAAGCTGAAAACGCCATTAGAAACATTGACTTCCGGATGTTGGCAACGCAACAGCGTATCACTGATTACAGCACGCATGAGAGCGAAGCAGAGAAAGCCGCAAGAACGGCTCGTGAAGTCACGTTGCTTAAAGATGAACTTCTTTTGCAGTTGCTCAAAGGTTTGAAACCATTGCTTGCGAACGGCTCTATCCAGAAGCTCATCGAGATGGTTCTCGACATGATACAGTCAGAGACTTTCCAAAAGCTCTTGAACTCGTTGTCACGTCTTCTTGACCTTATTCTATCCGTGGTTCAGACGATTGCGGGGTATGTAAAGCCCGTGGCTACCAGACTTGTGGATGGTGCGTCGAATACCGTCGATAGAATTGTGAATTTCTTTAGTGGTGATGATGAAGACGAGCCCAGTGTGGGAGTGTCTGGTCACGCTCATGCAAATGGCGGGATCGCTTCGGTTCCTTCTGTTTTCGGAGAAGCGGGTGCAGAGATGGCTATCCCGTTGACGAATGAGCGGGAAGGACGGGCACAGCAACTTGCCGCGTATGTCACAAACACGTTCAACATGAACGGAAATGAGACAAGTGCCTTATCGCTTTCATCCGCACTCAATTCAAGAGAATGGGCTTATAACTCGTCTAAGATGAGTGCTTTACAGCGGAGGATGGGGAGATGAGCGTTGAGTATAAAGAAGTTGTATGTTCAGCAAACGAGTGCTGGGACAAGATAGCATTCGACAATTACGGCGATGGTCAAGAATTTACGTTTCGCCACATCATGGAAGCAAATCGGCAGTACTCAAGAACGCTCGCTTTCGATGGCGGTGAGCATATTGTAGTACCGCTAGGCGATAATGCGCCTGTGCTGATGGCAACGGGCGACCCTTCAAGTCAAAAGGTTGTCTCGATTATCGAGACTCCGTGGTAGAAGAACAGGAGCAAAAAATGAGCAGTATTTTTAGTGTAAATGAGATCACTCAAGCGGGTTTGGCACTCGTTGCGAGTGCTACGTCCAGCAATCCGATAGCCTATGTGAAAGCCCTTTCCGCGTCACAAATTCCGCAAACCCCGCAAGACCTAGAGGTAGAAAACTACTACAATGGCATCGAGGGTGAGATTGATGCATCTTCCGCGACAGATAACGTTGCTCGCATCGTTGCGGTGTATGGGAACAACGTTGCCGACACCCCCCAGCCTGTAAAAGCTATCGCAATCATGGGGAAACTCGCCAATCAAAGCGACTCTCAAGCCGTTATCTTTGCATATTGCTATGATGCGGACAGTCAGATAAAGTTTCCTGCGTCATCAGCTCCCGCCCAGCGCACACGCTTTGCTTTCAACTTCGCTTTTGACCAAGTTGAAGCGGTTTCTGTAACAGAGGCGGGTTACGCATCACTTGCAGACCTTGATCGTCTTGTATCATGCCATAAGGCAGGAAATCCCAATGCAGGTGAAGACCAGACGATTTTGGGTGAAAAGTCTTTCCAAAACACAATGATCACGCATGACATACTCCCCGAAGAACATAGCCCCTGCTCTGGCGGCTATATGATTGGTGATGCAGACCGCATGTATGACATGTGCTTTGTGAATACGGGTAACTTCGTATATTTAATGTCAAATGGTGCAGTTTTCACTAATGTCAACACTACGGAGCTCTTGTGCGGTAGCGGTGGTGCGGAGGTACGTGGCGGGGCACTAAAAATCTCTGGGAGCAACGGTCAGGAAGGTGCGACGTTTTCGTACAATTTGACGGATAGCAACGTTGTCGTGGACACGGGTTTACGGGCAGGCACGCTAGAGAGCACGACCCTCACGCTCAGAGAAAGCAATGACCCTGACTCTACAAAACAATATGTACGTTACAATGCGAGAGATGGATTCTATTTCACCGACAGCATTTCAACGAAGGACTCACTAAAACTTTACGAAAGCAACCGACAAGAGTCGGGAACAATCAAGTATGATCTTTACGGGTTTGAGGTAGACTCCAATATCGTGCCAGTAGATAGTTCAAGCGACCCGCAGAAAAATATATCTCTTGGTGACTCTATGCATATCTGGCTTAGCGTTGATACTACACTCGCGTATGTGAAGAGTAGCATTTGGGTTGGTGGACGCATTTCTGCAAATGCGTCACGCCCAGCGTCTTTCACTAGCTCTAATAGTGAAGCCGCAAACGACATCGCAATCGCAAAGCTCAGCAACGGCATTATCACCGTGAACCGTCTTGGGACTAGCTCCAGCATTTATCATGTGGATAACGCAGAACTCGGTAAACTGAGTGTCGGGTTACTACCTGATCCCGTTCCAGACACTTATGAGGGTAACTTAACAAAAGTGCCCGTGGGCGGTCTTGTCCTTGCAGTTCCGACACTGTACTGGGCAAAGAGCGATGGGTCTGGTAGGAGTATCAATCCGGGTGCCTCGATCACTGTAAACGGAGATGTGAGCAACCAATGGCTTGCCGCAGAGTGGACACCCTCAGGTTATAAGGGTAAAGCACTGACCAATATGAATCACTATTCATATCTTGAACCCGGCACGTACCGCACACTTTCCTACATCAAGACATCGGGAACAGAGCAGTCACTCGGTGATCATCCGATCCTTTTACAGCGTATAGCTTAACCTAATGAGGCGATTTCATGCAATATCTGACTTGCGGAAAACACAACATCCCATTGCTTTATGTCAAAAGTATAGCGTGGAATCGTCGCGCCCGTGTAGTCACCCGCACGGGCGGCTATGCTGTATCACGCGGCTTTGAAGCTACGGAAATCAACGTGCAATGCACCTTTGATGAGGGGCTTGCACAGGCTCTCGGTCGGGATTTAAGTGAAGACATTGCGGCGTTCAATAGCCTTGTGACGGATAGAATGGACGAGCCCGATACGCTGTATATTGGCGGTTATCCCGTTGTTCCCTCACTTCAATTTGCACTCACATCATGCAACAAGACGGCTGTGTACGACCCGTCATATACAGCCGCCATATCGTGTGACTTAGTGTTTGCAGGTGTCCGTGTGAGCAAGGAATCGAGCCGCCAGAGGGCAATGCAGTTTGAAACTGAAGAGGTGTGGGACATCCCCGAAACGGTTTTGTCTGTACAGGGCAAAACATTGAAACTGCGTGAGATGTACAGACTTTCGCAGTTGAAGCGAACGCCTGACAGCGTTTCCATTGTATGCGAAATCGCTGATGACATGACCGTGGCAGATCAGGACGGATATATGTCACGTCTTGTTGAAGACAAAGCACAGCTCGAAGTCGATTTCCCCGACGGCAAGGTCAAATACTGGGTGGTTTCCGCATCACTGGACGATAACACCCTGTCGCTTATCGGTTCAATATTGCCGGAAGCAAGCCAGAAGCCTTGCGTGAATACATATTGGGATTGCACAATGAGTTTTATACTCAAGGATTTGTGCAGTCACATGGGCGTAGATTGCCGCTGTAAATTTGTCGATTTCACGGTGGATTACTACCAAAACACGGACACACCGTGGGACGGCGTGAAATCGTTGGTAAACTGTGCGGGATTACTCATGTCATGGAGCGGAAACACATTGACGTTCGTTGATGTTCCGGATTTCGTTGCCGCGAAGTATGAGCTTGAAGCACAGACAACGCCGAACGATGAGGGTGCAAGCGTATGGACTGGGTGTGTCTGGGTCGATGGCATTAACCGCCATACAACGGGCGATTTGAATGGCGAGGTTGTGCATTACCACAGCTCGTTCAGATGCTCGAACCCTACGCCTTGCGAGAATTGTTTGAAACTGTCGAGATATTATCAGCGGATGGTCGTTGTCGATTGTCCGATAAATCGCGGTATCGTTCAACATTCAGCCGTCACCGTGGACAGCAACGGCACGAAAATGGACGGCATGGTTGAAGAGTATGAAATCGACTTCGTGACTGAAGTCGCACGGTATGAAGTCGGAATTATAGGGGGATGAGATGATAATCAGCGGTGTGTTTTAGTATTTATCAAAAGAGGTGAGGGATAGGGTCGCTCCCGAAATCCGTCACCTCAAACGGTTTCCCTCGCTTCTTTTTTGAGGATAACTTTGTGAGGGAAGCTATGAGAAAAAGACACCCTGATAGTGAAATGGTCGGTAAGGTTTTTGGAAGATTAACCGTGATAAAGCGTATCGGGACAAAAGGAAAACAACCACTTTACCTGTGCCGATGTTCGTGTGGAAATGAAAAAGCCATTGTTAGCAGTTGTCTGCGTAGGGGGGACACACAATCATGCGGTTGCTTGCATCACGAGGTAATGGTTGAACGAAACTTTAAGCATGGTATGAGTGATAGACGATTAAAGGGGGTTCGGCAACTGATGCTAAGACGATGTTATGACCCGTCTTGTCCTGAGTATAAGTATTATGGCGCTCGTGGAATTACAGTTTGTGATGAATGGAGAACAAGTCTTGAGAGCTTCTATCGTTGGGCAAATTCGTCTGGATATGAGAGAGGTTTAACACTAGACAGGGAAGACAATAATGGAAATTATTGCCCAGAGAATTGTAGATGGGTGGACAGATTTGTTCAAAGCCGTAACAGACGATGCATTGAAAAGTTTGAGGGCAAGTGTCAAACCGAGTGGGCAGAAGTTCTTGGAATTAGTGTGTCTGCGTTTTACAGCATAAGGAGTAAACACAAGCTCACAATCGAACAAACAGTGGAGTTTTACAAAGGGAGAACCAAAAATGGCAATAATTAGTGGCATCTTCATAGTGGACGAACTTAAAGACAAGGACGCAGAGGGGTTTGAGAGAGTTGCAAGAGTACATAACCAAATGGAAGACCACCTGACGGCAGATTGCTTCTTGCCTCCCTACGTTCGACCAAGCCAGTGCAAAATCAAAGCTGGTTCAAAGGTATTTGCGTTTGTTGACACTGTATCTGGGTTGGGTGTCGCCTTGTATGGGTTCGATGATGCAGATGTCGATTTCATAAACAGGAACAACTACACTTTTACAGAGACGCTAACAGTGGAAAAAGCGACTACGCTAAAGGACAAGCTCGATGTGAGCAAGAATATCACGTCAAGCACAGGCGACATAAAAGCCAACGTTGGCGATGTGGTGGCAACAACCGTCAGCTTGAAGAACCATAAGCACCCGATTACCATTGCATCCTTTACAGGCA